CTGTACGCGCCGGCGCGCATGGCCGAGCTGGCATCGCGCGCAGGTGATACATTCGACAACGCCAAAAATCGGGACGTGGAGAATGCGCAGCTACGCATCGTGCCGGCGATGGGTATCTATACGAGCGCGGTGTACTGATGTTTGCACCCAAGGGCCATGCCAGAGTTGATCCGACGCGACCGCGGGCGTTCGGGATGTGCGACATATGCGGCTTCCAATATCTGCGCCAGGACCTGCGTGCCGAGGTGAAGTGGATGGGCCGAGAGCTGCGCAACACCGGCCATCTCGTGTGCCCGACCTGTTGGGATATACCCAATCCGACGACGCGGCCCATCGTTCTTCCGGCCGATCCAGTGCCGATCAATCAACCGCGCCCGGAGAAGCATGGACCGGATGTCCCACCGGGCGAGGGGGATTTCGTGCCGCCGAAGATACCTTGAGGGAGGAGGGCCGTGGCAAATTCGGTCTATCCGCTTTGGAAGAATGCGCTGATGACTGAATTAGCGACGAACAAGTCGCTTGATCAGCCCACTCCAAACAACGCTGCTCTGGTGCTGCTCAGTCTCGGTGGCGGCGGTTATACCTATTCGGACTTGCATCAGTATTACACTGATCTTGCGGGCATCGTGAACGTGGCGAAGCTGCTTCCAAGCCCGGTGCTCACTTCCAACGTCTTCAGCGCGAATGGGATTGTGTTTACCGGAGTGACGGGAGCTACGATTGGCGCGTTTGCCATGTTTCGTCAGAACTCCGGCGCCAACTCGACCTGGCGGCTCGTGCTCTACGAGGACACAAACATTATCGGTCTGCCGATGATACCTAACGGCGGCAACTTGCTCGTGACGTGGGCAACTCAAGGGATATTTGCGCTGTGAAAGATCCGATTATCGAAGCGTTCGAGACTGCGCCCAACATCCAGGAAGTATGGGACACGCTGATCCGGCGGCTGGAAAACATGCCGATGGATCATGTGTACCTTCTTGCGGCGAACTTGATCGTTCACGGCGTTCGCATGGCGGTGCCGTATCGAGCATCGGCTGAAATGATTGTCGACAATCTCTTCGCACGCACCAAAGAGGCGGTGCTGATGCATTATGACAGCACGACGGGTAAGAAGAGGGCGGTGGATTTCCCCTACACCCAGATGATGCAGCCAGCGTTCTTTCGCAACGAGAGCAAAATCTTTCCGCCGGGAACCTGAGGAATGCGATGCAGCCGGCACAGCTACCTCTCGACCTTTATCGTGGTGACAGCCAGCGCCTGCGTGTCTTGTTGTGGGCACAGGCGCCGGTGAATGGGACTCCCGGCGTTCCCTATGATTTGACCGGCATCACCGTCAAATCCGAGATACGGGATCGGCCCGCAGGTCCGAAGATCACCGAGATGGCGTGCACCGTCACGCTGCCCAACATCATCGATCTCTTTCTCGCGCCTGGAGACAGTCATCAGCTGCCAGCCAAGGGCGTTTGGGATTTGCAGCTTACCCACGCTTCCTCGGGCGATGTGCTCACCCCGCTCGCTGGCCCCGTCACGGTTACACCGGATGTGACCGACAGCACGCCGTGAGGCAAGACTTAGGGGTACGTGGTGGTTGATATCGCATCCATCGAGGTCACAGAGCTTGGTGTCGAGGTCGATCTCACCGTCGAGCCTATTCCGCCGGTCAACATCGAGGTCGAGGTCGGCCCACAAGGGCCGCAAGGTGAGCAAGGCCTCGAAGGTCCCGTTGGTCCCATTGGTCCCATTGGTCCCCTTGGTCCTCAGGGCCCGCAAGGCCCGCAGGGCGCGGCAGGCCCGCAAGGCGTCCAAGGTCCAACCGGCCCGCAAGGGCCGCCCGGTCCCTCGGGGCCGGGGACCGGCAACGTCTCCAACGTCGGTACGCCCACTGTTAATCAGTGGGCGCAGTGGACCGACAGCACACACATCCAGGGCGTCGACGCTGGCGCCCTGACTGCGGTCAACGATACCAACGTCACGCTCACGCTCGGCGGCGCGCCGACAACGGCGCTGCTGAAGGCAACCTCGATCACGGTGGGATGGACCGGCACGCTAGCCAATGCCCGCCTGGCGACGATGGCGGCGCATACCTACAAGGGTAACAATACCGGCGCGACCGCGGCGCCGATTGATGTTACCGGCACGCAACTCACCGCAGATCTCAATCTGTTCACTTCGGCGCTGCAGGGCCTTGCGCCCGCATCGGGCGGTGGCACGGTAAATTTTCTCAGAGCGGACGGTTCTTGGGCCGCGCCTCCTGGCGGTGCTGTCATGCCGGCAGCGCTCACCGCGGTTAACGACACCAACGTCACGCTGACACTTGGCGGTACGCCAGCAACCGCGCTCCTGCAGGCGACCTCGATCACGGTGGGCTGGAGCGGCACCTTGGCCAATGCCCGCCTCGCCCCCATGGCCGCGCACACGCACAAGGGCAACAATACCGCAGCATCAGCGGCGCCGATCGATCTTACCAGCGCGCAACTCACCGCCGATCTCAATCTCTTCACCGGGACACTGCAAGGTCTCGTTCCCGGGAGCGGCGGCGGCACCGCCAACTACCTGCGAGCCGACGGCACTTGGGCGGCTCCCGTCGGCACGGTACCCGCGCTGGTGCTGCTCAATGTGCTCACCGCCGCCGGCTCGGCGACATTGGTGGACACGACCTCGATCACGTCCGCCTACACCGAGTACGAGATCGTGTTACAGAACGTCTTGCCGGCGATCACGGGCACGGGCGGCTCGACGAATTGGCTGAGGCTGCAGCTCTCGACGGCGGGCGGGCTGCAGACCACAGGTTATAACAGCCAGCTCATCGGCTTCAACGCCATATTCAATGGAACCCCATCCCAGGTCGGAGAGGGCGGAAGCGTCTCAGCCATTCAACTATCTGGCTCAGGCGCTGTGTTCTGGGCTCCCGACAACACTGCCACAGAGGGCGTCAGCGGCAAGCTAAGCTGTCACAATCTGACCAGTAGCTTCAGCAATAAAGCCTTCACCGGACAGATGACTTGGAGGGGCAACAGCAGCGCAAACTTCATCGGCGCGACCGTGTGGGGGGATTGGCAAAGCTCTACCGTCGTCACCGGCCTGACCTTCAGCTTCGTCCAAGGCAACATCACGTCGGGTAAGATTCTCATCTACGGACGCAAGAGTTCGCTGCCATGAGCTTCTATGTCTATGAACCACAGTACAAACTCACCGGCTGGGTTGACGACAGCGGGATGACGCTCGCGTCCTGGTTCGATCGCGATCTCACCAGCGACAGCTCCGGCACCATCATCACGCTGGCGATAGTGCAACCATCGTTTTTCGTCAATCAAAGCGTCTTCTTCACGCCACCTCCGCTTACGGTGGAAGTGCTGCCGGCGTTGTTCGTCAACCAGAGTATCTTTTTCAGGCCAACGAGCGTCAGCGCCCTCGACGCTCCCGATCAGATGCTCAAGAATGAAGTGCGAAGGGTGAGGTGATTCGATGCTGACTCTGGAACGACTGCGCGAGGTGCTCGCATACAACCCGCAAAGTGGATTGTTGGTTTGGAAGGTTGCCAACAGTCGCAGGGTATCAGTGGGAGACATTGCAGGCTCGTTGGACAACAACGGCTATATTGTCATCCGTATCGATAGACGCATCTACAAGGCCCATCGGCTGGCGTGGTTTTTGGTGATGGGCGATTGGCCGAAGGTGACGATTGACCACATCAACGGCGTACCCGCAGACAATCGTTGGAGCAATCTGAGGGAGGCAACGTACAGTCAGAACAATGCGAGCAGGGGGCTGACGTCGCGAAACAAGAGTGGTCTCAAAGGAGTGAGTTGGGACAAAGGGGCAGGACGGTGGCGTGCTCAGATGTCAGTAAATGGCAAGGCGATGTACCTCGGTTTGTTCGACACGCCAGAGATGGCACAGGAGGCTTACCGTGTAGCCGCTGGAATCGCTTATGGTGAGTTTTTCTGGGACAAATAGGAGGCGGTCATCTATTGCGGTCGCGATTTCTCTCCTCAGGAGACCGACGAGTCCGAAGTGCTCGGCCTCGACTTTGTCAATGATGTGGATACCGGCGAAGTCCTGATGTCGTCGACCTGGGATGTGCTGGTTGTCGCCGGCGTGGATCTAAGGAACATCTCAGTTCTGCAAGGGCCTTGCATCGAGGTCGTGCCGATCGACGGCTCCCTTAAGACTGCAACGATCCAGCGTGTTGGTAATCTGCTTCCTGGCGTAACCTACAGAGTGCGGGCGGAGGTCGTCACGACACGGGGCAACGTGAGAAGCCTTTGGTCACACATTCGCGGAGTGCCATCTACCACATGACTTACGATGAAGTGATCTCTCAGCTCAAGACGATGCTCTCCGTCGAGATGAACGACGAGGACGTGAACTTCACGCGCATCGTTCCGGGAATGATGCTTTACGCCGATGGAAGGATTTTTCGAGACCTGAAATTTCTTGCGCAGAAGATCACGCAGCCGGTAACACTGACTGCGTTCAATCGTGAGTTCTCGCTGCCGGCCAACGTGCGCGTGCTGCGTGCCCTCAATGTGATGACGCCGCTTGGGCCAATTAGCTTGACCAGCAAACGCAATCCACTCGAGCGAATATCAGTGGAGGCCTTGGACTTTTTCTGGCCGGATGCCTCCTACAAACCTGGCGTGCCGCAGAAATATGCTGTGCTCGGCCTCTCGACGCCCTTCCCTCTGCCCGGCGCAGATATCGTGTATCAGGTGCGGGTGATGCCGACGCCGGACAAGGCGTATTCGGCGGAGCTGCTGGGCGACATCCGACCTGATCCACTGTCGCCGGCAAATCCCGAGACGTTCTTGAGTGTCTATTATCCCGAATTGCTCATCGCTGCGTGCATGATCTACGGCAGCGGCTATCAGCGCGACTTCGGCGCACAGGCCGATGATCCGGCTAAGGCGGTGAGCTGGGAGGCGCAGTACGGGGCGCTTCGGCAGGGCGTCATGGAGCAGGTGGCACGCATGGCCGGTGCCGTCGAGGAGGCCAGCGCCGGCGCTCCTGTATCAGCCACGTAATGGGAGCCGTCGATGCCGCTGGCAAAACCCCAGGCACCGCCCGGCTTCCAATCGCAGGCGACGCAAGTCCAGGCCGTCGGTGCGTGGTATGCTGGCAACTTGGTGCGCTGGCGCACCGGGTTCCTCGAGAGGTGGATGGGGTGGCAGCGGCTGTTCTCTGATCCATTCGCTTCGATCGTTCGCCGTTTGCACGCCTGGTTCGATCTCGACAATCATAAGAACCTGTTTGTCGCCACCGATCTTGGTATTCAGCTCGCTGTCGAGGATACGGTTTATGGTCTCGGGCCTCAGGTTTTGGTCCCCGGTGGCGAGATTGTAGAGATCGGGCCGGCCAATGGGGCGACGTTCTCTGTCACGTCTGGCTCGACTACCGTCACGGTCAACACCAGCGTCGTGCTTCCGAGCAGCAC